GCTACAGGTTGCTGGGTTCTATGCGGACATTGACTTGGGGGAACCGTCTCACATTATCGAAGAAGTAGAAAAGAAGATCGCTGAGAAGATGGGCTTTAGTGCCACGATGGATGATCGGTTCAAGCTTTTGGAGATGCATGTAGACTGTGATTTAGAAGGGTTTGAGGATTTAGACGATGATGGGGAACCTACAGGTATCGCACTTCCTTATGTAGTAACTATAGACCAAGGCACAACTAAGGTACTCGCTATTAGGCGTAATTGGGTAGAAGGCGACAAGACTAAACAGAAACGGCAGCATTTCGTTCATTATGGATATGTACCGGGATTTGGGTTTTACCATTTGGGACTTATACATCTTATCGGAGGTTCAGCAAAGAGCGCCACATCTCTCACACGACAAGTAGTTGATTCTGGTACGTTATCTAATCTACCGGGCGGGTATAAGACTCGTGGGTTACGTGTAAAGGGTGATGATACGCCAATATCCCCCGGGGAATTCAGAGACGTAGATGTACCTAGTGGGGCATTGCGCGATAACATTATGCCACTGCCATATAAAGAGCCCTCATCTGCATTGATTATGTTGAAGAATGAGATTGTAGAAGATGGGCGCAGGATGGCAGGGTCGGCTGACTTGGCTTTGGCTGATATGTCGGCTAACTCTCCGGTAGGCACAACTCTCGCAGTTCTTGAACGTAGCTTGAAGGTTATGGGAGCAGTACAGGCACGGATACATTCGTCTATGCGGCAGGAGTTTAAGTTGTTGTCCGCTATTATTAGAGACTACGCGCCTGATGAATATGCATATGACCCTGAAGCAGGTGACCGTAAAGCCCGTCAGTCTGACTATGATATGGTTGAGGTTATCCCAGTAAGTGACCCTAATGCCTCTACCATGAGTCAGAAGGTGGTTCAATATCAAGCAGTGATGCAGATGGCTCAAGCTAATCCCCAGATATATGACTTACCAGAACTTAACCGGCAGATGCTTGATGTGTTAGGTATTAAGAATGTTGGTAAGCTTATCCCCGCGACAGAGGACCACAAACCAACCGACCCCGTATCTGAGAATATGGCGTTGTTGAATGGTAAGCCTGTTAAAGCCTACATCACGCAAGACCACGACGCGCATCTAGCTGTGCTGGATAGTTTCATTCAAGACCCGATGACAGCCCAAATGATAGGCCAGAACCCCCAAGCGCAAAGCATTATGGCTGCGGCGATGGCACACAAGAACGAACACATAGCGTTTAAATACCGTAAGCAGATTGAAGAGCAGTTAGGAGTACCACTACCCGGTATGGATGAAGTATTGCCTGAAGACGTTGAGACAGAAATATCACGCCTCATGGCTGTAGCAGCGCAGCAGTTAGCTCAGAAGAACCAAGCAGAGATGCAACAGCAGCAAGCCCAACAGCAACAACAAGACCCACTCATCCAGATGCAGCAGCAAGAGCTCCAGATCAAAGAAAAAGAGTTGGAAATTAAGGCGCAAAAAACCGCAGCGGATATTGAGATGGATAAGGCTCGTATAGCTATTGATAAGATACGTATAGAGTCGCAGGAGCGCATTGCCGGGGCACAGATGGGGGTTAAGCTAGACGAAGTAGAGCACAAGAAGAAGTTAGACAATGATCTTAACGAAGCTAAATTTATGATGGAGGGTAGTAAACTTGGGGCACAGATAGCACACAATAATAAACAAATAGAAGTGCAGCGAGAACAGATACAAACACAAAAAGAAGCACAGAAACAACCTAAAGGAGAGAAGTAAATGGATGGGTTTAAAAATTATCGCAAAAACAATGTGCAACCAATGAGGCCATACATCCCCGGGGAAGATTTGACTGGTGTATCAGTGAGCCAAACAGATACCCCTAGCTTAGGCGGGATGATCGCGGTAAATCCACAAAACCTAGTGGATAAGTGGTATGTGGCAAAAGACTTTTTTATTAATAACTACACAGAAGTTTAAGGAGCTAAAATGAAAGAAACGCTTACTGACTTGGCTAAACAGATCGAGGCGGAGCGCATGATAATTGTAGAGCATCTGGGTACTGGGTGTGTCAAGGATTATGCGCAATACCAACAAGCCTGTGGCAAGATTTTAGGGCTCATGACTGTAACAGGGTTTATCGCAGAGCGGCTACGCAGCTTACGGGAGGATGGAGATGACGAATAAGAAAACCTCGCAGTGGGATAAGAGTAAACCTAAGGTAGAGCTGGTAGTCCCGGAAGTAGAGAGTGTGGAGGAAACTGGAGAAATTACATCTGCTACACAACTCCCTGACCCCAAAGGTTACCGCATCCTGTGTGGCGTACCTAAGATTGAAGATAAGTATGAGAGTGGTATTCTGAAGGCGGGTAATACTAGGCAGGTCGAAGAGAACTCGACGGTTGTTTTGTATGTACTTAAGATGGGAGATATGTGCTACAAAGACGAACAGAAGTTCCCGACAGGTGCTTGGTGTCAAGAAGGAGACTTCGTGGTTACCCCCGCTTACGCAGGCACACGCATTAAAGTACATGGTGTAGAGCTTAGAATCATTAACGATGATACCGTGCAGGCAGTTGTAGATAATCCTATAGGGTATTCACGCGCATAAAAGGAGAAGTAAATGACTGACGAATATGAAAGTCCCGAAGCAGAAGATGTGTTAGATATTACGACGGATGAGCCTGAGGTAGTTGAGGTTGTAGAAGTTGATGACACTCCCGTAGAAGATCGTAATAGGAAACCACTACCAAAAGAAGTTGTGGAGGACTTGGAAAAGGATGATCTAGGTGAGTACTCCAACAAAGTTAAAGAAAGGATGGCGCAGCTAAAGAAGGTTTGGCATGATGAGCGACGCGCAAAAGAGGCCGCTGATAGGGAGAGGATTGAGGCAGTAAAGTTCGCATCTTCTATTATTGAAGAAAACAAACAACTCAAGAATAACCTTGTATTTGGAGAACAGGCTTATGCTGCTACGCTTAAGAATGCTACTGGTGGGGAAATGGAAGCCGCCAAGCGGGAGTACAAAGAAGCCTATGATTCCGGCGATGCTGATAAGATTATAGCAGCTCAAGTAAGGCTAAATTCTGCGCAACTTCAGAAGTTACAAGCAGATAACTACAAACCTCAGTTTGAAAATACTTTACAAACGCCAGAAAATAGTGTATATATACAACCTGAACAGACCCCAGCTCCTTCGCCCGACCATAAAGCCTTGTTATGGCATTCCAGAAATGGATGGTTTGGTAAAGATAAAGAAATGACACACTTAGCCAAGGGGCTGCACGAAAGATTGGTTTTGGAAGATGGGATTGATCCCGGTTCCGATGAGTATTACAAACGTATTGATGAAACAATACGCCGAAGGTTCCCAGAGAAATTTGAGAACGACACTACGGATGTTGGAGCAACCTCCACTCCGCGCAATAGACCGACTAATGTAGTAGCCTCTGCTACTCGTAGTACCGCACCTAAAAAAGTACACCTCAGCAAAACACAACTGGCTATCGCTAAGAAGTTTGGGTTAACGCCTGAGCAGTACGCAAGAGAACAAATTAAATTGGAGAATTCAAATGGCGGCAGATGATATTAAGCATGACAGTAGGGCAACAAGAGAAATGACTACGCGACCTAAATTTGAACGAGCCACATCGTGGGCTCCGGCAGAACTCTTGCCGATGTTTAATAAAGTACCGGGTTGGGCGTATCGTTGGGTTCGCACTAGCATGTTGGGTCAAGCTGACGCTAAGAATGTTTCTTCACAGCTTAGAGAGGGTTGGGAGCCAGTACAGCTTTCGGACCATCCAGAAATACAATTGTTCACTAATGATGCTAACGACAAAGGACGCATCGAAGTTGGTGGGTTGATGTTGTGTAAAATACCCGAAGCTTTTGTTGAGCAACGGAACGCCTACTACAACAAAAAGACACAAGAACAAACTAACGCAATTGACAATAATTTTATGAAAGAGAGTGATAGACGTATGCCTTTGTTTTCAGAGCGCAAGTCTACCACAACATTCGGATCAGGTAGTAGATAACTAGGAGATTTTAAATGGCAACAACCGCAGCACCATACGGCCTTAGGCCCGTAAACCTTATTGGTGGTTTACCATACGCAGGCAGCACTCGACAAATTAAGATCGCTTCGGGTTACGCCACTAACATCTTCAACGGAAGTATTGTAGCGCTTGTTGCTGCTGGTACTGTAGAAGTACCACTTACCCCAGTAGTTGGTAGCGCAGCTAATCCGCTTCCAGCAGGTACCATAGGGGTATTTGTAGGATGTACTTATACCGACCCTAACCTGAAGTATAAGATTTTCTCGCAACACTGGCCTACAGGTACTGTCGCTTCTGATGCTATGGCGTATGTCGTAGATGACCCAAACGTACTGTTCCAAGCGCAGTCAGCCGGTTCTTTGGTCCAAGCGGCATTGGGCACTAACGTACCGTTGTCTGCAGCGCAATCTACCTCTACAGGTAGCCTAACTACTGGCAATTCAACTACCGCCCTTAGCGCTACAACCGCAGTAACTTCCGGGATTGCTTTTAGGATTGTGGATTTTGTGGAGTCTACTACTTCTACAGTTGGTGATGCTTATACTGATGTACTGGTTAAGTTTAATCCACTGTCCCACTCTTACACTAACCCAACAGGCATTTAAGGAGATTTGAATTATGGCAATTAGCCGCGCACAACTAAAGAAAGAACTTTTACCCGGCCTGAACGCTTTGTTCGGTCTGGAATATAAACGGTATGGAGAAGAACATAAAGAAATTTATGAAATCGAGACTTCTGAGCGTAGTTTTGAAGAAGAAACAAAGCTCTCTGGTTTCTCCGCCGCACCAACCAAGTACGAAGGTAATGCAATCGCTTACCAAAACGCACAAGAAGCATGGACCGCTCGATACAACCACGAGACGATTGCTTTGGGCTTCTCCCTCACCGAAGAAGCGATGGAAGATAACTTGTACGATACTTTGTCAGCACGTTACACCAAAGCATTGGCCCGGAGTATGGCATACACTAAGCAAGTAAAAGCTGCTAACGTGTTGAACAACGCCTTCTCTGGTACTGTTGGTGGTGATGGTGTGGTATTGTGTTCCGCCTCTCATCCACTAATTAACGGTGGGGTTAATAGCAATATTCCTACAGTGGCAAGTGACTTGAACGAAACTGCTTTGGAGAACGCTGTTATTCAGATCGCTGCATGGACTGATGAGCAAGGTCTGTTGATCGCTGCTAAACCGAAGAAGTTGGTTATCCCTCCAGCGTTGCAATTCGTTGCTACTCGCATTCTTGAGACTT